TGGGTGATCTCGCAGCCATCTTTCAAACATGAGATGGATAAGATCCTATTAGATTACATCGACTATGGCAATTGCTTTGCTACAGTCGAATGGGCAGATGAACGTGTAGAATTGGCCGATAAGACCCAGGTAGGTTACGTGGGCCCGGCTATTCGGCGTATCAACCCTCTTAACATCGTTATGAATCCAACGGCAGAAAGCTTCCAAACTTCTCCCAAGATCATACGTTCTTTGATTTCTTTAGGGGAGTTAAAGGAACTTCTACAACGAATGTCTTCCGATGAGAACCGAGAAGAATACAAAGCACTTTGGGATTATCTTAAGAACCTTCGCGATATTGCAGTTCGCTTTGAAGGTGAATGGAAGGAACTTGATCAGCTTTATATGTTGGATGGTTTTACTTCTTTCCGGGAATATCTCAAATCCGGAATGGTTGAGGTTCTGACTTTCTACGGCGATCTCTATAGCGTTGAAAGCGATGTTTTTTATAAGAACCACGTCATTACAGTTGTGGATCGTCATAAACTAATTGGTAATAAACCCAATCCTTCTTATTTCGGATATCCTCCTATATTCCACTGCGCGTGGCGTAAGAAGCCCGATAATCTGTGGGGCATGGGTCCTTTAGATAATCTTGTCGGTATGCAGTATCGAATGGATCACCTGGAGAATATGGCAGCTGATATTTGGGACTTTACCGCTTTCCCTGTAAAGAAAATTAAGGGAATGGTTGAAGAGTTCGTCTGGCAACCGGGTGCAGATATCTATGTTTCCGAAGAAGGTGATGTAGAAATCTTACAACCTGCTGTCAATATCATGCAAGCTGATCAAAAGATTGAACGTCTAGAAACCTTGATGGAAATGATGGCTGGCGCTCCGCGCGAGGCCATGGGTTTCAGAACACCTGGTGAAAAGACTAAGTACGAAGTTCAAAGTATGGAGAATGCAGCTTCGCGTCTATTCAACAGCAAGACCAAGCAATTTGAAGAAATGGAAGCGGAACCGCTCTACAACGCCATGCTAGAATTAGCTAGGCGTCAGATGACGGGTACAACGACAATCAAAGTCTTTGATAACGAATTTAACACTACATCTTTCGCGACATTGAGTGCTGAGGATATCACAGGCATTGGACGTATTAAACCTGTTGCCTCTCGTCATTTCGCCGAACAGGCAGATTTAGTACAGAACCTAACCAATTTAACTAACTCGCCTTTATGGGCGACTGTTCAACCGCATTTCTCAGGAAAGACCTTAGCCAAGATATTGGAGAATATCTTTAATTTAGAACAGTGGGGTGTCGTTCTTCCTTATGTCGCTTTAGCTGAACAAGCAGAGGCTAAGAAGTTTATGAACGCTTTAGAACAACAGGTTGGTTTGGCTTCACAGACAGCAACAGGAATTGGGGCAGATCATGATTTGTCTGCAGCACCCAGTGGTGTTGAAGGCGCAACAGGTGGAGTACCTCAATAATGTGGATTAAATGGACCTCAAATTTAAGTACTGAGGCTGAGATTAATGATTTCAGGAACAAGGTCTACGGTTCTAAGCCTGTCTTAGATCGGATCAGGCAACTTCTCGATGAGAAGGAAGCCGCAATAGATCGTTCTGAAATCAAACTTGAAGAATACGAAAACCCCAATTGGAGTCATAAACAAGCATTCAAAAACGGCATTCGTGCCGCTTGTGCTGACTTGAGACTTCTTCTGACCATAGAGGATAAAGAATGAGTTTATTAAATGACGATGACCAAATCGTTATCGATGAAAGTAAAGACTACCTTTCCGAATTAGTCGGTGAGGGCAAGAAATTCAAAGACCCCGGAGATCTTGCAAAAGGTAAATGGCACGCAGATCGCACCATCGAACTCTATGAGAAGCGAATGGACGAACTCCGTAAAGAATACCAAAAAGAACGAGAACAAAATTTAACAAGGGCACAGTTGGAAGACGTAATTGCAAAATTCGCTAAACAACCACTTGCTAGTAACGATAACCCAATAGTGAACGAAGAGAAATTGCCCGTGTTTGATCCTACACAATTAGAGAGCTTAGTCGCAACAAACTATCAGAAAATGAAAGAACAGGAACGACATGAAGCCAACTATAAGAGTGTACAGGAAAAAGCCTTAGCTCGATATGGTGCAAACTATAAACAGCATTTGGCTGAAACAATGAACGATTTAGGTTTGACTCCTCAGGAGTTGGAGACGATGGCCAAGACTAATCCTAAGGTCTTTATTAAGACTTTTGGTTTGGATCCTCAACCCACCAACAACAACTTCCAGGCACCTCCTCGATCAGGCACGCCTTTCCAGCCGACAAGCGGAAACCATAAGACGTGGTCCTATTATCAGGAAATGAAAAAGAATAAACCTAAAGAGTATTTCGATCAAAAAACACAAAACAGAATGATGGAAGATTATACTGCCCTCGGAGAAAAGTTCGAGGACGGAGACTTCTATCGCACAAATTAATCTAGGAGTTCAATAATGGCAAGTGGTTTTACAACCCTTTCCGACGAACATCTGAGGCGAACTAATCTCTGGTCCAACCAGTTGAAGACGTTGCTGTTGGATGATCTACTCGGAATGCGTTTCGTTAAGCCTATTACTGATTTCCCGGATGGCGTGACTCTGAACATCCCGAGCCTTGGTGAAGCGGAAACTGCCGACTTCTCTGAAGGTCAGGCAGTCAAATACAATCGCATGGACACAGGTAACTTTACGTTCTCCTATGACCAGTACAAGTATTCGGCTAATGCCATGTCGGCTAAGTTCAAGAGAGATAGCTTCTATAGTCAGGAGGTCCTTGCGGCCTTCCTGCCTCGGCAGCATCGCGCTCTCTCGGAAGCAGTTGAGGTTCGCATTTTCAATCGTATGAATGCGGCCCAGACGGCAAGCAACGCAAATTCTATTAATAGTGCAGACCACCGTTGGGTGGGTTCTGCAGTTTCTGGCACCAATCGCGCTATGGGTCTCAATGACTTCGCGAAGGCACAGTACGCCCTTATGAAGGCGAATGTTCCTCTCACGGGTCTTTGCGCCGTGGTCGATCCCTCGGTTGCTTACACTATTGCTACGCAGACTAACGTGGTTAACCTGATGACTCAGGCGCCTCGTTGGGACGAAATTGTTAACGGTGGCTTAACTACAGGCTCCGTTACAGGCAGCATGAAATTCATGTTCAATGTCTATGGGTTTGACGTTTACGTTTCTAACTACCTTCCGGTGGTTGGTGCAGAGACGATTAACTCTGTTTCGTCTGCGGCTGGTGCAGTGGCTAACTTCTTCTTCTCGGCTACGCCGGGCGACACTCTCCCCATTATCGGTGGCTATCGGCAACAGCCGACAGTCTACTCGGAGTTCAATAAAGATCTCCAGCAGTGGGAATACGTGACGTTCGCGGAGTATGGCTTTAAAGGCTACCGAAATGAGAACATCGTCACGGTCATCACCGATACTACTGGCATTGTGGTCTAATAGGAGGATAGTCATATGGGTAATTATTTAAACCAAGACGGCCTCTTTGTTAAGATTGGTACTACAAAGGCCACACCTAACTTAGCGGGTGAGTTCAAGACATATGGTGCGCTTCGAGAGATCGAAGTTGCCATTGATTTGACTGCACTGACTTCTACGTCAGTGATTCAGTCGGACCAGGTCTTTATTCCGTCCGGTGTGCGTATTGAGGAAGTCGAGATTGTTGCAGAGACTGCAGCGACCTCTGGCGGTGCTCCTACGCTCGATGTGGGCATGATACAGACAGATCGTACTACTGTCACCAGCAATACTTCGTTTATCGCCGCTTTGGCGATGACGGCGATTGATGCTGCCGGTGAGAAGAACGTTCTGCGTATTGGCTCCACCTCAGTTGGTGCCGCGGTTGGTACAACGACATCGCAGGTCAATTATATCGCTGCTCGTGCGAACACTGCTACATTTACAGCAGGCCGCGTGGTGGTTCGTATTCGCTACATGAAGATTGTCTAATTTTAATGTGGAAGTTGAAGCATTTTTTATAGTTTCTGACTTCTTTACACTAGCCGAAGCCGAACTATGTCAGGCTAGTGACTTCCACATTAAATCATAAGGAAATAATAAATGGTCGCTCTCGGTCAATATGATCTTGCCGGAAATGACGTTGTTGTTAATAGCATCACAGTTGGTGCAGCTCTCCCCGGTCGCTACGGCACAACTTTGCCTACCGTGACTCAGGCGACTAACCGTACTACCGGTGTTACGATCAACGCTCTGTCCGGGAACATCATCACTAACAACGCTTCTCTTGCCGCAGAAGCTTCGGCAACCTTTGTGGTTACAAATAACAAAGTCGCAATTAACGACGTAGTTATTCTGTCTCAACGTTCAGGTTCCAACGGTGGTGGCACTGACGTTCTAGTATCTGCGGTTACTAACGGTACTTTTTCAATTACTGTTACTAACAATAACGTGGCTGCTGGTACTGCAGAAACAGGGGCAATTACAATTAACTTTGTGATTATCAAAGCTCTTGCTTAATGACAAAACTTGTTCAAAACGATATTGCATCGTTAACAAATGAACAGTCCGCTCTGGCGGCACTGAACTCTAATTACGCTGTTCTAGAGGCGTTTTCAGATACAGTGCTGTCCAGAGACGGTACTACCCCAAATCAAATGAATGCTGATTTGGATATGAATTCAAAGAAAATTCTTAATATCGGTGATCCGTTAGATATGAACGGTAACCGAATTATTGGTTTGGATGATGCTGTAGCATTGAATGAACCTGTAACATTAAATCAATTTCAGGCAGGTGTAGCTTCTTCAGGCGCTGCACCAGTTACTGCTTCTTTCATAACTGTTAATGCTGAACCTAATCTTGTAAATGAAAGAAGTTTAGTAGCCGGAACAGGAGTTTCATTAACAGATGGCGGAGCTAATTCTACACTAACTGTAAATCTAGATGGAGATTTACAAGCTGTTGCTACCCTTGCTACAACAGGTTTAGTAACCCGTACTGCTGCAAATACAATGACCACTCGGTCGTTAACACAACCTGCAGCAGGAATAACAATTTCAAATAGCGATGGTGTTGCCGGTAATCCTACGGTGGCTCTTGCCAACGATCTTTCTGCCGTAGAAGGATTGTCTACAGCAGGGATTGCAACACGTACTGCAGCAGATACCTGGACAACCAGAACAGTAACAGGAACAGCCAATGAAATCACACTTACTGCTGGTGATGGCGTATCTGGGAATCCTACTGTGTCTATTCCATCTTCCGTTACTTTTACAGGGAAAACGGTTACCGGTGGGACTTATTCTGGGCCAACAGTAACAGGTACATTAGATATTCAACAGAATATGCAGTGGTCTGGAGATATTAATCCCAGCGTAACCGCAGATCAGAATGATTGGACACCTACTGGATTATCTACAGCTACAATCATCCGGGCAGATCCGACGGCAACCAGAAATATTACGGGACTAACCGGTGGTGCGGATGGGCGTATAATCGGTATCATAAACGTCAACGCAACTAACGCACTTGTCTTAAAGAATGAAAGCGCTTCGTCTTCTGCTGCCAATAGATTTTCTATAGGCGCGGATATTACGTTGAGCGCGGGACAAGGTGCTACTTTTTGCTATGATTCAACATCTTCGCGCTGGCGACCTTTAACAGGTTCCGGAACAGCAGGCGGTGGAGGTGGTTCTAACACAGTAACACGTAGAACAATTACTGCTGCGGATACTGTTATCTCTACAGATAACGGTAATATCGTTGAAGCTACCAGCGGTACTTTTTCTCTTGCTTTCACTGCGGCAGCAACGCTAGCCAATGGTTTTTGGACAATCATATCTAATTCAGGAACGGGCGATGTTACTCTTGATCCCAACGGTGCTGAAACAATTGATGGTTTAACCACTTACATTTTATATCCAGGTGGAAGTGTTCTTGTTCAATGCAACGGAACATCTTTCGAAAGTTATCTTCTAACATCGATGCGGAAGCAATTTGATAGCACAGGAACTTGGACAAAACCAGGTTGTGGTACTATCGCTCTTGTTCAAGCATGGGGTGCTGGTGGCGGTGCAGGTAGAAGTGCTTCGGCAAATGATTCAGGCGGGGGCGGTGGTGGTGGTTATAAAGAATATCACTTTCCTCTCTCTGCTTTAGGGACAACTGAAACAGCAACTGTTGGTACTGGCGGTGCTGGTAAAACAGGGGCTGCAGGCGCAGGCGCAAATGGAACAAACTCAACTTTCAACTCTTTAACAGCTTTTGCAGGTTCTGCGGGAGCAGATGCAGGTGGTGTTGGTCTTGGGGGTGGTGCGATAGCAATTGGTGTTTCTTCTGCTACTAATCCTTATTACGACGGTGGGTTTGGAGGTTTTATAAGCACAGGTCAAGCAACTTCTTATGGAGGGGGCGGCGGTGGTTCTGGTGCTTTTGCAGGAGGTACATCTCAATTTGGTGGCGCAGGTGGAGCGGGGAGTGCAGGTGCGCCTTCTAATGGTGTACAACCTGGCGGAGGCGGCGGTGCTTCAAGTGCAGCAAACACAAACGGTGCAAACGGTGCAGCCGGACGAATTATCGTAACGGTATTATAGGAAATTAAATGGCAAACGTAGAACATTCAACATTA